GTCAAACTCATCTTTTAATCTGTTTCTTTCTTGCTCTGATTTAGACATAGAAGTGGTTTTTTACAATATATATAAAAAAATATTCTCTGTCCTTATGGCAGCCAAAGAGCAACAAGAAAAACAAATGATATTCACCACTAAATTAGTGGATGAGTCAACAGATAAAATAAATGATGGTATTGTTATTAAACGATATCAAAATCCTTGGCTAAAAAGTGAAGTAGGATTAAGAAGATCCGGTGTCACATTCAAAATGACACCAGATGAACAACAAGAATATGTTAGATGTGCATTGGATGTACACTATTTTGTTGAGAAATACTGTAAAGTAAAAAGAGAAGATGGTTCTATTGGTAATATTCTACTAAGAGACTATCAAAAAGAAATACTTGACAACTTTGTAAACAGTAGATTTAATATACTTATGGCTTCTCGTCAGGTTGGTAAAACAATCTCATCTGCTATTTTCATGTTACATAAAATTCTATTTGATAACGATAAGAATATAATGATTGTTGCCAATAAGGGAGATACGGCTGTAGAGATTGTTGATAAAATTAAATCAATCTATTCATTACTACCTTTTTTCTTAAAGCCAGGTATTAAAACTTGGAATCAAAAGTCATTAACATTTGAAAATGGATGTAGAATTAAAACATCAGCTAGAACAAAGACTCCAGCTATCGGTTTTACTATTGATGTGCTTTACTTAGATGAGTTTGCTCACATACCATCTAATATTATAGAACCATACTATACGGCCGCTTTTCCAACAACCGCTGCTGTTCAAAACTCAAAGATTATTATCACTTCAACTCCAAATGGTATGAACTTATTTCATAAGTTGTTAACAGATGCAGAAAGACCAGAGGGGGATCCACAGAAGAATAACTACAAAGCGATGAGAGTATATTGGCATCAAGTTCCTGGACGATTTGTGACATATCTAAGACTAAATACACACAAATTATATGACCACGGTATTACAAAAGAAGATGTTTTTGAACTATACAAAGAAAAATGGAATAATAAAACAAAAATAGAAATGAGTTGGAACTCAGATTTACAAAAAGATATAATTCAGGTATACAATAATGAGAATTGCTCAGATGAAGAAGTTAAATCTTTATCAATTGAAGATAATAGGGGATTTGAGGTTTCTATAAGATCTTTAGCTGAAGTGACTACTTGGAAAGAAGAGGCTATAAAAGATATAGGTGGCGAAGACGCATTTAATCAAGAATATGGTCTTAGATTTATAAATGCATCAAAATCATTGTTAAATGAGAATATTATAGATGAGTTGTTAAAAAATAAGAAAAACTACATATTTGAAGAAATATTAGAGTTTGATAAGAAAATTAAATTCAGTTACTCAGATTTGAAATTTGTAGATGATGATGATATATTCATACCTTTAAAAAGAAAAGATTATAAAGTTATAATATCCGTCGATATCTCAGAAGGATTAGGACAAGACTACTCAGTTATAAATATATTTAGAATTAACAATAAAACAAAAGAAGTAATAGACATGCAGAAAAATAACTATAAATCACTTGTCGATTTCTTCAAATTAGAACAAATAGGAATATTTAGAAGTAATATAATATCAATAAAACAATTATCAGAACTTTTATATTTAATTTGTTTTGAATACTTCAATCCAGAAAATGTAAAAGTAGTATTAGAGTTAAACAATTACGGAAATACTCTTTTAGCAGAAATGCCACACGTTTTTGATGGTAAAAATGATTACGGATCAGCTATTTTTGTAAGATATAAACACAGAATTGACGCCACGGAAGAAAAAGTTGGGCTGAAAGTTGGAGAAAATAAAAATCTAATGGTTAAAGACTATCAAGATTTGATGTATTCAAAAGGATTTGGAATAAACAATGAAGATACTATTAGAGAAATCACTACTTTTGTAAAGCACACAACCACAGCGGGTAATATTAAATATGCAGCAGATGTAGGACACGATGACTGCGTAATGACTATCGTAAACACTACTTCTATATTTCAAAAAACCGACTTTAAAGAAATGGTTGATGAGTGGTCTAATAAACACACTGATAAAGAAATAATGCAATTCATAAATCAATGTATGAGTAACATCGATTTTGTTGAAGGCGTTGACTATGGTTCATTTTTGAGAGCAAAAAATAAAGCTAAACCAAAATCTGGTAAATCAAATATGGGAGGTACTTGGTTTGGAATTGGTTAGGAATTTTCTTCCATAGTAACAGAAAGACCTGAATTCTGTAACTTTTCTTTCATAGTTGAAATGGTTTCATAATCACCATACTTAACATCACACTTACCTTTGAAGTGTACAATGTGAGCACATTGATTAGATTGTTCATATTCATGATTACAAACTTTCATTAGACAAGTTATAACCCAATCAAAAGAGTTAAAATCATCATTATGTAAATCTAATCTATAAGGTTTTGAAAGTATTTCTTTTGCCTTACTTTGTGTTTTCTTTTTTGTTATAGTTGCCATATGACTTATATTATTGTTTTATTAGAAAGTTTTTAAAGTTTTATTCACCACATCAACTACAGTGACAGTACAACTTTGTTTTTGAGCCCATTCTTCAAAATGTGGAAGATGGTCTTTTCTATCATCATACATAATAAAATGTCTACAACCAGTTTTTACTATCATTTGTTCAAATAATTGTGTTTTAAATTTAAAAGTATCTTCGCCCCAATTCAGAAAAACCTCATCAAATTCCAAACCATAATGGTCTAAAATCTTTTGAACACCATCTCTCATTCCAGGAACTTTATCCAATCTACCAGTAGCTAAAAATAAATAACCAGTTGGATCTGATTTGGCGTCTAAATATTTTTTATAAGTCCACTCATTTTTAGGAGTATCAAATATATTCATATCTAAAGTTTCAAACTTTGACCACCAACCTTTGTAAGGCCAGGGTTTTCCTGTTTTTTCTTCCCAAATTTGCATACCAGGATCAGGAAGCATTGTGTGAACTAAGGTATCATCAAAGTCGAAGCAATATAATGTTTGATACATTTATTAAATTTTATTTTTTTTCACAAATATATATAAAAAAATTAATTATCAATAATAACATAAAAAAAATTATATATAGACCATGGATAAAAAAATAAATAATTCTAAAATTAAAATACCAAAAATGAATTTTAAACTAAGCATTCAAAATATAGTAACAGCTCTACTGTTACTTTTCTGTATTTTATTCTTTTCAATGTGGTTTCTTAAAGGAACTGGATACAAAAAAGAATATAAAAAATTAGAACAAGAATTTGAAAGAATTCAAAAAGTTAGAGATTCTTTACAAACTGTTAATATTAAACTTGAAAAAGACTTTGATAAGAGAGAAATTGAAATTAAAAAAAGAGACAATTTAATTAAAATAGTAGAACAAGAGTTAGCGAAAACAAAATTAGAACTAAAATTGGCTAAAAAAGATGTAACCAAATGGCAATCAGATTATCAAAAAACTAAAAATAAGATTGATAATTTGAAAAAAGAACCAATAAAAAGAGAAGATGAAGACTTAATTGAGTCATTATTAGAAAAATTAAAATAATTTCATGAAAACAATAATTATAACAACATTATTTATGTTCTTTTCATTTTTGACATTTAGTCAAAAATACCCAAGAATTGAAAAAGACTCATTAGGAAACAAATTTGTCATAATGACTTATGAACAAGCTCAAAAAATTGATAACACATTTGAATTAGTGAATCTATTAGAGAAAGCAGGAGCCGAATGTGATAGTTTAAGTCTTTCTTATGTAAAGGTGATAAACAAACTTGAAAAACAAGTCTCTCAACTAGAAACAGACTTAATCTTATACAAAGGCCAAGTAATTGATAAAGATAATCAGATAGTCAATCTCACACAAAGATTAAAAAACTGCGAAGATGATTCTAAACTTTGCAACGACCAAATATCCGTTAGAGATAAACAGATAACTCTTTTAAATGATGAAGTATCCACATTAAAGAAAAAAAGGAACATAGCTTACGGTGTTGGTATAGGAGGAACAATCTTAGGAATATTAATAGCAATACTGATTAATTAATTATTGAAAAAAAGACATTTTTTTAATATAATATATACATTATAAAAAATCAGAATTTGAAAATGAAACACATTAGAACATTTGAAAGTTATCGTATTAGAAAAAATAGAGAAGAAATTATTAAAGAATCTGTTCTCCAAATTAACGATATCTATAAAGTTAAGACTATGATCGATATTCCACAATCATTAATCAATGCTTATGTGAAAAAAGTTAAAGATACAACAGGTAAAAACCTTCGTCAATTTTTTGGTGATGTTGACATCGCTGAAGAGATCATTAAATACATAAACATGAACAATCTTGATATTGAAAAACTTCCAGGTAACGCACTTATGGGCGGAGCTCAAGGACAAGGTCAAGCACAAGGACAGCCACAAGTTCAAGTAGAAGGTGAGGCTGAGACTCAACCTGAGGCTCAACCACAAGGAGAAGCTCAACCACAAGGAGAAGCTCAACCACAAGGACAAGCTCAACCACAAGGAGAAGCTCAACCACAAGGAGAAGCTCAACCTGAGGCTCAACCACAAGGACAAGCTCAACCACAAGGACAAGCTCAACCACAAGGACAAGCTCAACCACAAGGACAAGCTCAACCTGAAGCTCAAGCAGCACAAGGAGAATTTGAAGAGCCACAGGCTCAAGGTGAAGCACTTCCAGAAGAAGAGGAAGAGGAAGAAGACGAAGAAGCATAATTTTACTACTATAAACTTTAAACCCATCAGAAATGATGGGTTTTTTTATTTAATATATAATTTATGAAATTTCTTAAAACTTTTGAAAGTTATAATCAAGATACTTTGATAATAGTTGATGTTCAAAAATCATTTAAAAAATACTTTTCAGAAATGTATTTAAACGAATTGAAAAAATATTGTAATAATTTCAATAATGTTTATCAAATTTGGGACAATCACATAGACGGGAAAAATGTAGAAAAAGACTACCTATACGACGAAAATCCTGATATCCCAATTCACAAAGATATTTATCATTTCCCAAATCAAAAAGATCTTATCGAAAAAAGATACAACTATGATGTTGATGTTGATTTTTATAAGAAAATATTAAATAAAGAAGTTTATAATGATATTTTCGATAAAGAAGAAAAGAAGTTATTAAAAAAAGGAGATATTTTCTCAACAAAAGAAGGAACAATAATTACTTTTATAAACAACAAACATGTTTGGTTTCACTGCCCAATTAAATTATATGAACTATTAAAAGAATTAAAAGGTAGAGAAGTTACTATAGTTGGTGGAGCAGACTCAGAATGTTTAGAAGATGTAGTAACAACTGCAGAAAGTTTAGGAGTGAAAATCAAAAGAGATTATAAGTTTATCTACACAGCAACAAGTTGTCCAATTAAGTAACAACAGCATTTACTTCATAACCAGCAATTGTAAAATCAATAGTCATATATTCTTCGTGTTTTTCAGGATGGTCATAAAAATTGACTTCGACTGTGTGTTCAATTCCTTTAATTTCTGAAATATATGTATTTATTTGTGAAATAATATCAGACTGTATTGATTCAGCAGAAAGTCTAGTTTCATGTAGCAACTCATACAAATCAGCACCAAGATTTGGTTCACCAAAAACCTCACCTTTATTAGTGAAAAGAATCATTTCATATTTTTGAACAATAACTCTAATAGCATCATCCTCTATTAATTCAGGGTCTCTGAATCTAGGATGTCCTGGGTAACCTATATAAAAATCTATGAAACTACTAGCCATAGACTTATATATTATATTAAGGTATCTCTATATTTACCAATAACGGTCATTGCAAGAATTAGTGGATCAGAAACAGAGTCAAGCTTCGAAGAATAATCTGAGAGAATATAATTACAAATAAATAACTTATCAATGTTTTTACCATTTTCGATAGACCAATTAACAAAAGTCTTACCTAAAAGTTTAAAAAGAACATCTATTCTTTCAGCTCCAAAAATATTATTTATAAAATGCCAAAGTTTTTCATAATCATAAGACTTATCATATAACATTTCAAATAACTCCAACTTAACTTTATTTGAAACACCTGAATATTCTTTTGATAGGCTTCCGGTAGAAATAAAACTTTGTAACTCAACCATTATACTCCTGAAATCTGGAAATTTCTTTGTAATAATCGCGATTAAATTTTCCTTTGGAATAGTAATATTCTCCTGAGGTAGTATTACATTTTTAATTCTTTTAAAAATCTCCTGTTTAAGGAATCTTTCTTCTTCAACATCAACACAATCAAAGTTTATTTGTGGTATTCTTGACTTAATACCTTCAGAA